CGCCTACATCTAGAATTTTTAGGCTTTTTCTTCAAGACTCCATTACAGCAAGGACACATACTACCTTCAAATAATATATAGTAATCACACTCCATACAGCGTTTATATCCTATAGAGAAAGTCTTACCCCCTTTCCTGGTCTTGTACTCTGTCATGTTATGACATTTGTATTTGCAGATGCTTTTCAAAATTTATCTTCTTTACACAGGTATGCTGTGATTTCCTCCATTTCACATAGATAATCATATAAATCGTTAAATTCTCTTGTATCTGGAAAGTCTAGACCAAACTCATCTAGCACTTTAGTTGTTGAGTGATATACTGCTCTTTTCAAAAAACTGATATCAAACTTTTCCTTTCTTGGTAGTAGATCATTTACTATCTCTGAATTGTCACATGTACCTTGATAGTATGCAAGTGTGACTAGTTTTTTCTCTCTATTTGAAAGCATAGTAGGTATATAATATTATAGATAATAAGTCTTTTTATTAGTATAGTATAATATAATACTATACGTATAGTTTTTTTTGCATCAGTGCTTTTTAGACTATACGTATAGTTTTTTATTTAGGCTCCTTTAAAAAAGGAAGTGGCTTCGCCACATTATAGGGTTTATATACTATGGCTTTTAAATAAACGATATGTCTTATTTTAAAAAGAATGACTCTGAAAAAGTCGACACTATCAAAAAAGTAATGAAGGATATAGTAGTAAAATGTAAGCACCATAAGACACACCAACGAAATTGTGTTGATTGTGAGAAAAAGTAAACTTTATATACTACTGTATTTAAGTTAGGTTTGACCTGTCTGGGATTACCTTACAGTAGCTCACTTAAGGTCTAAGAGTGAAAGAATGTAGATACATCATCACTCTTTACATTTATATCTTCTTGATTTATTGGTTACTTTTTGGTTGCAACAAGGGCAACGCATAGCATCTAAATACATAAATTTACAACAAGTTCTACAAAGTTTTACGTTATCAATGTATATTTTATTCCCTTTGCCTTTACTTGTTCTTTCAAATCTTGCACACAAGTTATTACATCTTGGCATTATTTTACCCAACGTGTATTTTTTGCAAGTCTTCCTCCTCTAACATATCTAGTTCCAGATCTACATATAACATTACACTCAGGACATCTAAATGGTCTACCTATTCTATATTGTTCACATCTACTACAATAAGTATGAGTCAAGTATGCTGACACACCTGGTTTAACTCCCTTTGCTCCTACCATAACTATATTAAGTAAAGATCACTATAAAAAGGTTATGCGTATTTTACACTTGTTTAGTATGGCAGGTGTAGCAGAAATAATGTGCAAGTACGGTGCAGGAGACAAAGTATTACAATTAGAGCAGTTTGATATAATGGGATTTAATGAATACTATGGAGTTACTGAAATGTTTGCTGACTTACAAAGTCTTATCAAAAGAGCATTACAAATACACACAAGTTATGACAAGATAGTAATACATGACTATTCAGAGTTTAAAGAAAATTTTCCAAAGGACAAAGTTATTCTAGTATTTCATGGTTCAAAGTTAAGAAGTCTAAGTGGTTCAGAATTAGAATCTGTAAAACGATATAGATGCTTTGTCACAACTTCTGACTTGTTTGACATACTGCCATTTGCTAAACATTTACCTGCTCCATACGATAAAGAACTTTTCAAAAAAGATGTTGAAGGACATGGTTGGATAACGATTAATAGGTCATATCAAAAAGACTTTATAGAAAATAAAATTAAACAAACATACCCTGATACCTATTACTATGAACGTACTGTTCTTAATATTATAAAATATGAGGATATGCCTGATTTCCTATCACAGTATAAAGATTATGTAGATTGGAAGTTTACAACTGACACAATACCTCAATCACTACCTGATCCATCTTGCACAGGAATCCAGGCTTTAGCATTAGGATTAACAGTACATGATAGAAACGGTTGTACGTTATCTCCACATTTACTTCTCATTCATGATCCAAAATTAGTAGTTGATAGGTTTATCAATGAAATTATTTGAAGGCTTTATCAATGGTTTAAAAAAATCATTTTCTGGAAAAGATTACTTGAGAGAAATTAACAAATGTAATAAATGTGCAAAGCCTAGTTTCTTTCATACTTGTCTAAAGTGTGAGATGGATGAAGCATATAGAGGTTGGAAATGACAAGAGGCCCAGATTTATCAAAAGAGTTCCATGATTACATCAGTACACAATGGATGTTTTTTAGTAGAAATGCCTATCAAATATCCGAGCAGATAAATAAAGATACTGAGTTAATGTCAAAATTTGGCAAGGTAACACCTGCAGGAGTTCACTATCATGTTAAACAAATACAACAAGAGATGGAAAATTCTATATCTGAAGATGCACTAGATACCTATATCGGAGAGTTTATCAGGGCAAGATTAGGATTCGAACAAGACGTTATAGCATTAGAAGAAATAATGGCAGATGAAAAGTCAAAAGGATTTGACAATATGGATAAAGAACTCTACTTAAAATTTGCTAGAACTAGACATGAGATTAAATTAGATTCATTTAGAATGTTACAAGATTCTGCATTACCATTACAGGTCAAGAAATTAAAACTGGAAAGAGCAAAACTAAGACCTGCAAGACCAATGCCACAGGTAGAGGACAATGGGGTTAGCGAATAAAAATACATTACAGATAATATCTAGTGCAGCAACTAGAGATATTCCTGTAGTACCTATAACATTTTGGTGTAAGGATTCTTTATCAAGATCAGATGATTGTTGTTTTTGGCATTACATATTTTATCCTAACGGTGGCCCAGAACGAGATGGAATATTTCATCCTTGTTATGAGTATGAGCAACATATACTAGATAAAATGCAAATGAATGAAATGGAAGAAGATAGAACTAATCCTTGTAAATGGTTTGCAGTTTACAAAGCAACGGGATTAGGATTAACAGAATTTGTCTTATTATGGATAGTATGGAAAAGTTTAGTAGATACTTGGTTTACAGGAAAGGAAGCGATAATCATTACTGGCCCAAACGTTGACTTGGCACAAGATCTTATACTAAGAGCAAAAGGTTTTTTACAAAAGAAAGGATTAGGTTATATTGATCATGGTGCATACGAAGTCGATATTAACGGAAGTAGAATTAAATGTTATCCCTCGAATAACATCCATTCAGCTAGAGGTAAACCAAAGATTAGTCTCTTTTTTGGAGACGAGGCAGCTTTCTTTAAACTTAGAGATGATAGCATTGTTAGAACAGTCGGAGAGAGATATATTGGAAAATCAAATAGTTGGGTTATTTGGGTATCTACAGCAGGTGAAGAACCGAGAGGTTTTTTTTACGACATTATGCTTGAACCCAAAGAAGGAGCAGAAAAGACAATATATGAAAGATTCCATTTTTACGTTGAAGCAGGTCTTAAAAGAGATCCGCAAACTAAGACATCAATCTTTTCACCTGAATACTTAGAAAAGGCTTCACAAGCTAGAAGTTACGAAAGAGAATATCTAGGTGTATGGGGTAAAAATGTAGGAGATATATTTTCTCCTGAAGGAATAGACTTGTGTTGTGGAACTGAATATGAATGGATAGTAAATGATGATTCAAATGATAGAGTAATTGGAATAGATCCTGGATTTGGAAGTTCTGAGTTTGGAATATGTATAATGCAAAAACGAAAAGGAAAAAAATCAGTTATCTATGCAGAAGCATTTGAAAGGGCTAGTTATATTGACATCATTAATAAAATAAGAATGTTATCAGAAAAATTTAGGACTAAACGTATATTTGTAGATTCTTCATGGCCTGAAGGTATGAGTGATCTTAGGGATAAATATTATATGAACGTACAAGGTATATCATTTGGTCAATACGGAGAAAAGATGTTACATTATGCTGCAAACAATATAGACTTTCAAAATGTAGAGATACACCCATCAATGAAAAAATTAAAAATGCAATTAATGACAATCAAGTTTAACAAAAAAGGTGGAACTGAGAAAACTAAACAAAATCCATTTGATTTGGGAGATGCTTTTCTACTAGCACTATACTATTATAAAATGGGTTCAGGAACTCTAGCTGGAGTCGGATAGTTTTTTACGTTGTGATTTCAATTTATCTTCTTCTTTATTTTTAATCTTTGAACCAAATCTAGGTAATTTTCTATCCTTCTTTCCTATAACTGGCTCACTAAAATCTGCAACAAAAGCCTTATGATCCCCTATCGTTATAATAGGTGTAATACCTTTCATTAATGCAATATACATAATAACATTAGGATCTGAGTTTTGTCTTAAAGAGTCCATACAGTATTGATCAGAAAAATATGCAGGCCAAATACATATCTCATAAATGTGTAATTTTTGTAATTCATCTAACTGTTCGTTACGAACCATAGGATATACTGGAGCAGGAGTATGTACTGCTAGCATATACTTTCTTTAATCATTCATAATATATAAACTGTATGGTTTTATATCTAAAGATGGATCAAAATGTATGGTCTCAAAGAGATTTTACTGATTCTGCAACATATGACCTTTCAGGAACAGTTTATGACGATAATAGACTTACAACTACAAGAGATATATCATCATTTACACCAACATTTAGAATTATTGACCAACATGGAGAATTAATATTTTCTACACAACAAAATATTACAGTAAATTCCAATGGAACATTTCTAGTACAATTTTCAGAAGGATTAAGTCCTGTAGTACAAGGAACTTATCAAGTTAGATTAAGATTAGAGGTATCAGGTACTAGACTTACATGTGTTGGAGTAAATGGCTCTGATCAGATATATTTTGAGTACGATTAGTATATTTTTTACTTCCTTTCAACAAATTTAATCATAATTCATCATTGGCAAACATTTTTACGGTAAAAAAGTCCATAAGTGGCACAAAAACACCTGTTTTACCTAAAACTACGCCAATTAAAGACAAATATGAGGGTTCAATCAGAGTAATTGAGAAATTTAATCAAAAAAGTGAGTTAAATCAATCAGATTGGAGAGATGAACTATCTCCAGATCGTGCATTTGTCGAAACTTTAGATGCAATTAACCAAGATCCAAGATTAAATCTATCAAATGAAACATATATTCAAATGGTATTAGGAAAAGGACTCCGAGTTACAGCAAAAAAATCATCAATAGCAGATATGGTTATGGATTGGTTTGATGAAATTAATTGGGATGAACAATTAGAAGATGCACTATACTCTTATCTCGGATGTGGTAATATGTTCTTTGAACATGATCCTTCTTACAAAGAATATGTAGAAGTTCCAATTACAACAATACAAAGTATAATAAGAGATAAGAAAGGAAATATAAAATATTTTTTACAACATGTTAATAACCAAGATATCAATTTAAAACCAAGTGAAGTAACACAATTCAAATTAACTAACGTTGCAAGAGAGCCATTTGGTAGAGGTTTACATCATTCTGTATTAGCAAAATATACTAATCCAGAGACAGGCGAAGTTTACGATTCTCCACTCATTCAAATGAAAAAAATGGAAGATGCTATGCCAAAAATATTTGAAGGTCATGCAGATCCAACAGTAATGTTCCATTTTGCTGATGCAGGAGAACAATTTATCAAAACTCAAGCAGATGCCTTAAAAAAGATGAAACATGGCTCTAAAATAGTCACAGATAAGGAGTTTGACGTTAAGATTATCGAATCAAGTGGAAATAGTAAATTTGAGGGTTATATAGAACACATACAAAGAGATTTGTTAGAACCAGGATCTAAATTCCCATTACAATTCTTTAACGCAGGATTTACAGCAAGAGCATCATCAGAAAGTACAGATTCAGTATTGACAAGAAAGGTGAAAAGAATACAATCAAGATTAGCTAATCAAATTAAACTCAAAATGGTAATTCCACATTTACAATTACGAGGTAAAAACATAAAACCACAAGACATACAATTATTCTTTGAAACACCTCAAAAGCAAGAAGCATCAATAGCAGATGTCACAACATCATTTAGAGATAACTTGATTAGAAGATCTGAAGCAAGAAAATGGTTCATTTCTAACACTAGCATAGACATTAACGAGGAAGATATGAATGACGAAGCTCCTATCACGTCTGTAACTCCAACTAATCAATTCCAAGATGTACGACAACCTGAAAACACTTCCAATAAAGATAATAACACTAATGAAAAATTACTGGAAATGGTAAATTTGAGAGAAGAATTAGATAGAGTAGAAAAAAGAAAGAATACTGAGGAAATCTTAAATTTCATAAGAGGTCTTAAAAATGATTAGAATTTACACAGATAAACAGACAGATAATGTCATAGAAGCAGTAGATTTAGGTCGAGTATCATTAGGAGAAACTGTGAAATACACAATGTATATGAAAAATACAGATATTCAATGGCCAGTACATAATATCAGAGTGCAAAATGTTAATCCAGAACTAAGATTCGAAATTCCAGAAATTTTAAAAGCAAACGAGGTAAAAGAAATATTTGTTTATTGGACTCCTAAATTAGATAGTAGAGAACCGTTATTAACAAAATTTGAATTTTTAGGCGACTTATTCATAGGATAAAATGACCTATTCGTATCTGAATTTTTCAGATGATTATGATTTAGATGTTATAGTTTCAACATCAAGTATTACAGGTAAAAAATTAATAATGTTTCCACATGTCGAACATGTTAAACAAGTTATAATAGTACATGGAAAAACTAAATATCCATTAAATAAAAACAAGATTATTGTAAAAGGAACTGCATTTGAAAGTTCATCACAAGTAATAACATATAAAGCAATTATTAATACTATACAAAAATCAACTATAATAGGTTCTACTTCAAGAAATGTAACATCTAAAGCAACTATAATAGGATCTAAATTAAACAAAATATCTGAATCAATTTTAATCAAAGGTAAGAAAGACTATATTCAGGTCATTAATCAACTTGAAAAATTAGTTGATAGAATATAACTAAATACTTCTCTATATTGGATTAAACAGAAATTATTTATGGCACAGCGAATAGCAGGTATAGCATTAATGCCAAGACAATCAAGAAATGGCGTATTTTATGATACAGAAGAATTAAAGAAATTTGACGGTGTGCAAGTTCCATTAAGAGTTGAACATGACCAAAATACACACATAGGTCAAGTTACATTTATCTTTGATGAAGAAAAAAGTCAGGTAAAATATGAAGCAAGTATATTTGATTCTGAATGGCAACAAAGATTAGACAATGAATTATTTCAAGTATCAATAGGAGCTTCAGTATTAGAACAAAGACAACTGTGTGATGAAATGAAAGTCAAATGTCTTAATGCACCTGTATTAGATGAAATATTAGAATTATCAATAGTTAGAACTCCTGGAATCCCAGAATCTACATTAAATATAATAGAATCACATAACGCACAATATATTAAAATATTAAATGAACAAGAAGCTCCTACATCATTTGGTGGATTCGTTGATCCTAATAGATTATATAAAGAAATTAAAGATAGCATACACAAAAAAAATCCAGACCTTAATACAAAAGAATTAGATGTAAAATCAACAGAATTATTAGGAAAATTAGAATTAGCATTTATGAAATTAATTGCACCTCCTAAAGAATTACAACCAACAACAGAACCAATTACAGATAATAATACTTCCAATAAAGACAAACCCTACAAAAAAGACATGACAACCGAAATTTCTGAAAAGAAAATAGAGGAAAAAGTCAAAGTAACCATTGAGACAGATGGCGAAGTTGAGGTAAATAAAGCAGAAGCAAAAACTGAAGTAGCTCCAATAGCTGCAACAGAAGATGATTCTGCAAAAGTTGCCGAAAGAATTGAAAAATCCAATGCTGATACACTCAAAGCAGTTATTCAAACCGTTTCTGAGAATTGGCATCCAAAATCCCAAGTTGCAGAATCAACTAACCCACGTTATGTTGAAGAAGCATTTACTGACGAACAAGCTCGTGCTTTCATGGATAAACTCTTTGAAACTGGCTATAATAAGTTAGTTCTTGAAAAAGAAGGATGGATTACAAGTCACTCATTTTCAAAACAAACTGGAAATGGTCAAGTACAAGAAGCAGTATCAACATCAGGCACAATAGCAGGTGTTCATCAATCTTCTGACATTTCAATTCAATTTGGTGCAAAAACTGCAATTCCTATTAGACAGTATGGTAAATTCCAAGCTCTCGAAACAGGAGTAAATACTGCAAGATTCTACAGAATCACAGTTCCAGATGCAGGTGCAATTACTGAAAGCCCAACTACCGACATCACAGCAGTTACTCACACGCTCACATCTATTGACGTTACATGTAACATCAGAGGTTGGAGACAAGTAGTAGAAAAAGCAAATCTTGAGGACTTCCCTGCAAGTTTCCTTAATGCAATTAGAGAAACAGCAAGATTAGAAGCCATTAGAGACGAGCATAAACTAATTGTCCAAGACCTAGGTGCTACTGATCACGACTTTGGTGGTATTTCAACAGCTCCTTATCACATTGGTGGTTCTGACGGTGCTGCAACAACTACCACAACCGAAGAAGATGCAGATGGCGAACTTGACGAAGACGGTTTAACCTTCGCTAAAAGATATTTAGAAGAATTAGGACAAGATACCTCTCCAGGTAACTTAGTTGCTTTCATTAGCCCAAGAGCTTTTGAAGCATTAATTTCTTCAACAAGTCTTTCCGAATATACACAAATCGGTAACGCAGGTATAACTAGACTCGGACAAATGGAGAGTCTCTATGGTATTGACATTATTGTCACCAATAACCTTCTTACTGCCAATAACGCAACAAGAAACCTTGTATGTGTTAAAGGTGTATCATGGGGTTTAGCCTCACAAAGAATGATGGAAATTGAGTTCCAAAAAAATATCGCAGGACAATACTGGGATATCGTATGGACTCATAGAATTGGTGTTGACATCCTCGATGCAAATACATATGTAATAGTTTCTACAGTACAAGCATAGAACTTTACTTTTTTTTTACTTCTATTTATTCTAAGGTCATACATTTTTGTATGGATGTAGAGGCTCGCATTTTTGAGAAGCTAGATAAGATTGAAGATAGAATAAATGATTTATGTGTACGACTATCTTCTATGGAATCAGAATACAATGCTCACATTGAAGAAATGCAAAGACAACAAAATAGTAAATTAAAACGTAGAGATTATACTTTAGCAATTATGGCAATTTCATTAACAATAATAGAGTTATGTAGAAGTTTAGGCATACTTTAAATAATAAGAGTTATATAGTATCAAATAGAGCAATCATTATGGCAGGAAATCTTAGATACTATGCTTTAGGTGCATACGCAGGCTTAATTGCACTTTGGACAGTAACAGGCAAACTTGTAATGGATGAATCAGCAGTTATAGCATTGTTAGCACCTATTGCGATTGTAATAGGAGCAGATTACATCAAACACAGAAATGATGTAACGGAATAGTAGTTTTATATCTATTCCTCACTCTTTTTTTTATGCTTAATTTTCATACCAAAAATATAAATGAACAATTTGTTACTCAAATCATATTTCATACATTAGCAAATCTTAAAGTTAAAAGTTTAACAGATTGGTTAAATAAATGGGATGTTCATATATGGGATCTCAAATCTACAAATCCTGAGTTCTTTTTACATGTTCCAACAACATCAGGTCAAAAGATTAATCATAATATGCCAAGTGGAGTAACAGGAAAATATAGAATAGATTTATGGTTACATGATTCTAATAATGAGTTTAAACAAAGAGAGAATAGTGATAGGATAATGCACGAAGTATGTCATACAATACTATTTGGAACACCTCATTTCGTATCAGGAGTGCATGATAACGTCAATAAAAGATTTAGCGTTAATTTACATTACTGGGAAAGATTTAAATACAAAAAATTTGTATTGTCAATAATTGACATCAGACAGTACCTATAAAGTAAGTGTAGGAATAAACTACTTTGATGATGTTGAAGGATTAATAAAAATTCTAACTAACGATAGTGTATATGATTATGTAGATAAATTCTATGTTATTGATGGGATATACTCTGGAAGAAAAGATCTGCAACAATCTGATATAGGATATCTAAATGATTTGAATAGCATATATTCTAAAATGTATATTGTTGATATGAATAATAAAACTCAAGTAGAAAAAAGAAACAAGTATTGGGAACTTGCAAAGAAAGATAAAGTAGATTTTTTAATAGTATGTGACTCTGATGAATATATAGAGATTAATCCAAATGTATTTAATAATTCGTTACGAACTATAATAGATAGACCTGAAAAATGTTATCCTATAAAAACACACATGGTAGGCGTAACTATAATGAGTAGGCCAAGATTATTTAAAGCACCATTCACATACAAACATATTCAAAGCACAAAGACAAATACAATATCTCATGGCTCTTTATATGAAAAAGATAAAACTGAGATAATCAATCAAATGTATTTTTGGTTTAAAGATCATCCCAAAAGAGAGATTAATGGTTCTGATCAATCAGGAGTAGATGGAATAGAAATGTGGCACGATAAAACATTTAGAAGTATGGATAGAATAATAGCAGATAGAGTGTACTATGACGATATGCCAAATAGATAAAAAAAAGGGGTTATAACCCTAGATTTTGTATGATATAATCAAATTCTTTTTTAAAGGACTCATCTTCTTCTTGTTTTTTTACAGTAATAGTACCATACAATGATGTACTAATTTGATATAAATTTTCTATGTATTTATTTGATTGCCTGAACCATTCTAGACCTAAATTGAGGTAAAAGATTTGTGACATAAATACTTCTAATGATTGAAGTCTATATAACTATTATTATGACAAAATACGGTAGTACGAGTGAAATGCAAAAATTAGCATGGGGTGGAACAAAAGCAAGCACTCCTGACATACTTACAAGTATTCAAAATACTGTTACTACTTTGATGAATATTGCACTTAATCGTAATGATGATTTTACAACTGTACCAACTGCAATAGATGATATAGCAAATTTGGTAGGATCAGAGGTCTTGAGAAATAGAGGAGGTAGGGAAAACGATATGGCTACAATCCAAATATTAGATATGATCAAAGTATTATTAATGTCATATAAAGATCAAGTACCTCAAGATCAAGGTAGATGGGGTAATGTATGGTATTCATAAATGGCTGTCACATTTACTAACCTTTCAGGTTCAAGAGAAAATTTAGATAAAACAATTAGATTTAGATTACAAACTAATTGGACTTCTGCTAACGTATCTAGTATTACTCCTCAATTTGAAAGTGATACAGAAGAAGCAGATAGCTTGGCAATACAAGATGAATCTGCATTAAATTCAGTTAGAATAGGATTATTCTCTAGAGAAAGAGCAAAAGAAGCTGATATGGATTTTAACGGAGATGGTAAACATACATGGTTATTTAGAGTATTAATAGAGGTTCAAGCAGAATCTTTAACTATAATGACTCTAATTGAAGATGAAATAAATCGAATATTATGGACTTTATCTCCTAATTCTGGAACTAGATTACTTAAAAGTGATGGAGCAAATTCTGAGATTGCATTTTTTGAAGATTCAGAAATTACATTTAACAGAATAGAACCTGGTTCAAAAGACGATTATAGTCCTATTTCACAAGGACAGTTAGTTGCTTACTATTATAAAGTGTTAAGTTAAATACTTCTTTATATCAAATTTATTCAATTTGAATTATGGTAGTATCTGCACATAACATTACAACTAAACGTGATATAGTAAAAGAATTACAATTTGTAGGAGAAGGCGACTCAGTTAATAACGCTGCTTTATTTGGTGTAACTCCATCCTCATCAACATTTGCTGTAGTTGGAAATAACACAGAAATTACAATTAGTCCAGATGTTCAACATATGGATGTTAATGTATTAGGAACAGAAGATCTTATTGATTCAGTTAAAACTCAATCTCTTTATTCATTTTCAATTAGATATAATCCAATTAACACAACACTTTGGAAATATATTTGGAACGCAAGTGGAGGTGGAGCAGGAACAATAGACGAATCATTATCTTTTACATATTCTTATAAATTAAACGGTACAGAGTATTTCCAACACATGAGGGGATGTAGACCAACATCAGGTACAATGTCTCTATCAAGAGGTGCATGGGAAACAACAATGAACTTTGTAGCAAAAGATATTACTATTCCTGCAACATCAACAACAGATGGTGGAACACCAGTTTATGAATCTACTGAAACTTCATCTAGTCCTATTGTTCATAGTGACGGTGGAGCAGACCCTTTCACTTGGAACTCTACAACATTTGGAGAAAGATCATTTTCAACTACAGTTTCTAGAAACATGGCTATGATGGCAGTAAATGGAGAAACAGATGTTACATATTGTAAAGCAGTTGATAGAGCAATTACTGCAACAGTAGATGTATTTGCAGGAAAAGCTAGTGACGAAACAACACTTTATACTGACTATGAAGGTAAATCAAAAAGAACTACATCATACAAATTTACAACATCTCCTGCAAAAACATTCACTTATGCAAATGCAGTAATTACAAACTATGGATATACTCATGCAGCAGGTTCAACTGATGCACTTATTGAGAGTATAACATTTAGAGCAGAATCTTGTACTGACCTATAAGTTTATATATTAAATATATAAATTTTATGTATTGGTTTATTTAGATCTTGAAAAGAAAGTTTGGAAAATTAGAAGTAAAGAATATCCAGTAAAAGAAGATTTATCAATGAAGCAGTTAAAATGGTTCAAAGATAAATACAGATCAATAATTAAAAGTAATGAAGAAGGAAAATTAACACAATCAGAAGCATTAGAATTTGATGAATTATGGTGGACAAAATTATGTGAAGTTGGTCTAGATACAACAATGGAAGATGTCATGGATTCAGACTGTACTGAAAAAGAATTTAGGGAGCTTATGGCGGAGGTATATAATTTTTTATTGAATATTTCGACAATAGACGAAGCCAGGCTGTCAGATTTGTACGCTCCAAAGACAAAAAGCAAAGAATAAAAGCCTTTAAGGATTATCCAGAGTTAAATGATCATATCCCTATAGTCAGTTTACTTAGAAGTAATTTTGGTTCCCTTAAGGAAATTTTAGAATTAAAAGATAAGTATGGCTTGGAATATCTTATGGAACTACAATATATCATGTCCATACTTGCACAAGAGGATTCTTTAGATGCCCGTTGAA